CCTGATCTTTCTCGGCTGGGGATGGGACGACATCGGCCACGTGTTCGATCAGAACGAGGAAGTGGCGGCTTCCGACCAGGCCACCATCGATACTGCCAACACATCTCTTGGAGCCAGAACGATTAACGAACTACGGGACCGCGACGGCTTGGACGCGGTAGAGGGCGGCGACGTGCCGATGGTCAAGACGGGCACAGGGTGGATGCCGCTCAGTGTCCTGGCAGCACAGACCGCGATGCCACAACCGGCTATGGGCGGCGCTGGCGGAGATTCAGGACCGGGTAAGCCCGGCGCGCAACAGAGCGGTAAGAGTGCGTCAGTGAAGAAGGAGGCCGGGACGGAAGCCAACCGCCCTTTAGCAAAGCGGGGAAGTCACTGGAGCAGATACTAGCGGCCTACCTGAAGCGCAAGGGAAAAGAAGCGGCGGCGGAACTCGCCGTCGAGAAACTGGCCAAGGCCGAAGATGAAGACGGCTCTTGGATCACTGTCAATGGGGCACATGTACACCTGAATGCATCGGGAGATGCAGACAAAGGGCCGAAGGGAATCTTGACCAGGAACCAATCCAAAGAGGATGTTCCTCCCGGTATGATGCGTAATCCACTTACGCAGGCGTCTAAAGATGAACTAGACGCATTCTCAAAAGCAAAAATGACAGGGAATAGCGAAGAGAAAGTAGACCCTCAAAAGATACTCAGTTCGCAGCCTTTTGTCGGGAAGGACGCGGCTGGTAAGTTACGCGATGGGGGCCAGATTGTATTGCACGAGATGGGCGGAAAATACTTTATAAACGACGGGAATCATCGTGCCGCGAATGCGATGATGAACGGAAAATCAGTCGATGCTATGGTTTTCCATTACAAAGAACAAACCGAGAAGATTGCCAAGGCCGCGAAGAAGAAGACGGAAGATCAGGACACGATAGACGTCGTGGTGGACTGGGGCGACCTGATCCCGGAGGTGACGCCCTACCTTGAGACTGATGCGGTCGCCGGCGCCACAGAGTTCCTGACCGACCGCGGCATTGCGGAAGACTCGGACATCTGGACCAAGGTCTTGGACGAGGCGCGGCAGATGGCGCGGGAGCGTGGCGCGGAACTGGTGGGCAAGCGCATCACAGACAAGGGCGAGATCGTTGATAATCCTGATTCCCGCTACGCCATCACGGAGACGACACGCGAGAACCTGCGAGAGTTGATAAGCAAATCGGTCGATGAGGGGTGGACGACAACCGAACTCCAGCACAACATCTTGCAGAGCGAGGACTTCAGCGCGGCGCGGGCCCTGACCATCAGCAGGACAGAAAGCATGTACGCCTACAACCACGGAAAGCATGAGGCTGCCAAGGGCACAGGGCAGAAGTTCAAACAGCAGATCGGATCAGGGGATGCGTGCGAGGAGTGCATGGGGAACATCGAAGCCGGCCTCATTCCGATAGACGAGCCGTTCCCGTCGGGCGACGATTGCACGCCCATTCATCCGAATGATCGATGCGGGGTGGGGTATTCTGAATCTCAAGGCGAAGATGAATCAGAAGGCGAGGAATAGATGGCGGCAACAGGACGCATAAGAATTGACGAGGAGTCAGCCCTGAAGTCTATGCCGGTGACGGCTGAGGCTATCCTGCGCTCTGCCCAGGCACTAAGGCCCATTCTCCCTGAAAGGTTCTACGGCCGGTTCATCCTGATCTTCGAGGACGGCCGGCCGATTCGTTGGGAGACTCTTCAGAGCGGGAAGCTATAAGCGTAACTTTCCCTGTGCCGGGATATACCGCCGGGCTCGGTTGCGACTGCGTTTGAGTAGTAGCTTCAGCCTATCAGCCACCCTGCAATCAATCCGCCGATAATCAGCACTGCCAGAATGCGCCAGTCCCATTTTCCGTAGATGTTCATTGCTCTCTCGATTCTTCCGGGTATGCTCGCCCGGCCTGCGATTACCGCTTGCGGCAAGGACCGCGCGGTGGAAGTTAATTCAGTAGACAATGTGCTCCAGTTTGTGTTGATTACTCCGGAATAATAGTTTTTCTCCGTCATAGACCTCAACCCAAGGAATGAACGCCTGCTCCCCGCATTCCTCTATCTCGCGTATTTCGGTACATCCACACCCCACCGTAAACGAGCATGGATTTCCTTCCGTGGTGATATAGCTAATCATGCGAATCGGCGGACGATTTATCATTTTTGCTGCTCCTTATGCGGTTGAGTACCAACAACCGTTTAGTTGATAAACTGAGAATAGCACCCCTAATGCGCGTGTCAACAGAAAAGTTTAATAAGCGCATAATATTTATGTTGATAAACCCGGCGAGTGGTGGTTTAATAATCCTGTTCACAGAAAGGGGTCTTGAGATGACCGAAACAGAACGGATCACGAACGAAGTCATGAGCAATTGCGGATTCGATGCCAAGGGGCGTTATCACGCTCCCGAATATCCACATGCCAACGTCCTCGGCGAAGGGCCGAACGTAAGCGAGTTGCGGAACGACGACGGCATTGCTTTCTTCACTGGCATCCGCAACGCGCTGGCCTTTGAGGTCCTGGCAGGACTCGCAATCTGGGGCTTGTGGGAGTTGCATTACCCCATCATGGTCCTGGCCCACTGGCTGGTGGCCCATGCACGTTAACCTCCGCAACGCCTACCTGTGCGCTGATTGTGACGCAATCGGCGACTCGCCAGTGCAGTGCCCGGCTTGTGCAAGCCGGTTGGGGATACTGCCGCTGGTGATCGCGCTCAACAGGACACTGAAGGCCACCATGATTCCTAAGGAACTCATCCACGTGGAAGTCTGCGGAATTGACAGCGAACTCCTGTGGAGCGGATACGCAAGTGACCATGAAGCTGCTCATATGGCAGCAAAGGAGTAGATGTGTACGCAACCAACAGGCAAGCAGAGGCCGAAGCAATCGTGAGGATTCTGCACAAAGACAGAAGTCGTGAAAGTGGCGACGGAGACTGTTCATTGTGCGGATGCTTCGAGGATCATGATGAATCCTGCCCATTCCGCATGGCCGACGAGTTCATCGCCAAGTACGGGACTCACCCGCCGAAAGAACCGAGGCGCGCGTGACGCTCCCCGAGATGATCGACGAGGTCTACGAGAAGACCCACGTGCCGATGATTGAGGTCCTGAACTTGATTGAGGACAACTGGCCGGGACACGAGACCTTCACCCCAACCCAATGCAACCTGCTCGTAAGCCTGATTGGCAGGAAGAAACAGGAGATGCAATCTTGACCACCATCTACAGTGAACTGCTCGCGGCCGCCGGCGCAGAGTTTCTACCCCAAGCCGAGGGCGAGCCTGACGGCCACTACCTGCGGCGCCTTGTGCTGGCCGTATCCAAGGCGTCCGATAACGACTGGGAGCGCCTGAGCAAGGAAGCGCAGGACTGGTACAACGCACAGGCTAAGCGCGTCAAAGCGCAACAGGACCCTGAAGAGTGCCCAGGGTTCAACCCGCAAATGATCGTCGTTGATGAAGCGTCCAGCATACCGAAGATCGTCGATGCCGTGGTGGATGCTGGATGGCCGATTGGTCCTGAACTCCCCAAGGCATCGTCCAATGACGTGGCGCACCAGGACTCACCATTGCATTTTGAGGGATCCCCTGCGTATTTTCCAGGCTCTCCAGGGGAAGCTATCGTAGATGCGGTTAAAGAGTATCTTACTACCGCCCCAAAGCGGGATTCACCTCATATCGTTTCGGGCACTATTCCGCTTGAAACAGATGGCGAGATTGTGGACGCTGGGGCACTCCATGACGCCATCGATGCATTCATGGTCCAATCTCCCAAGCACACCGCAACCGATGCCGTGCGCGCACTGGTGATGCAGCATCAGGACTGGAATCAATCGCAGATCGCCGCAGAACTCGAAGCCCACGGCCAGCCTGTAAGCCTTGGCACCATCGCCACGGTACGCAGCATGACCCTGGCGACTATCGCTGTGGCCAAGGGGCTGGGAAGGTGGAAAGAGTGAACATCCTGACGATGCCACTTACGATGCAGGCGTGGGCTGTGGTGTGCGTAGTGGGGAACCTAGCATATTGCGCATGCAAGGATCTATGCGTATCTGCCAAGGCCCTGATCCACAAGATCAATCTGCGCAGAATGCGCAAGCATTTCAACCTGAGCGATCCGGAAGATGAAGCGATAAGGATCACCATTACTCCCGCTGCCGTATACAAAGCAATGGGACAGAATCAGGACCCAGAACAGTTCATCCTTCAGATGCTCCAATCGTCTGGCGTTCCGGTAGAAGATGCAGGGACAAAGCTCGTCGATGGA